ATGGCGAAGACCGAGCAAGAACCCGAACGGGGCCTTGCCGCAAGTCTTTATGCCAAGCTCGCACCAGACCGCGAGACCTTCCTACAGAGGGCGCGGGACTGTTCCAAATACAGCATCCCCACCCTGATCCCGCCTGCCGGTCACGCAAGTGGCACGAAGTTCTACACCCCATGGCAAGCGGTGGCCGCCCGAGGCGTTAACAACCTCGGAGCAAAATTGCTCATGGCCTTGCTCCCGCCGAACTCTCCCTTCTTCCGCCTGGAAATCGACGAGTTCACCGAAGAGAAGCTGACCAGCAATCCGCAGATGCACGCTGATGTTCAAGCGGGTCTAGCGAAGATTGAGCGAGCGGTGCAAACCGAGATTGAAACCACCGCCATCCGTGTGACTGGTTTTGAGTTGCTCAAGCATTTGATTGTTGGCGGCAACGGCCTTGTGTACCTGCCCCAGCAGGGCGGCATGAAGTTCTACCCCCTTGACCGCTACGTGGTCCGGCGTGACCCAATGGGCAACGTCCTGGACATCGTGGTCAAGGAGGAGGTCTCCCTGGCGGTACTGCCAGAAGAGGCCCGGTCATTAGTCGAGCCTGGCGATGACTCCGGCGACACCCCCCGAGACCATAACAAGAACGTCTCGATCTACACCCACATCACCCTCAAGGGTGAGACCTGGAACGTGTATCAGGAGGCCAAGGGCCAGATTGTTCCCGGCTCCCGAGGCACGTACCCGAAAGACAAGTGCGCCTGGCTCCCGATTCGATTCGTCAAGATCGATGGTGAGAACTATGGCCGCTCCTACGTGGAAGAGTACCTGGGCGACATCAAGTCCCTGGAAGGTCTCTCCCAGGCCATCGTGGAAGGCTCCGCAGCCTCCGCGAAAGTCCTGTTCCTGGTGAACCCCAACGGGGTCACTAGCTCCAGCGAGCTGGCCGAAGCGCCGAACGGCGAATTTGTGGATGGCGTGGCATCTGATGTCCAGGCCCTCCAGCTTCAAAAGTCCGGTGACTTCCGTGTGGCACTGGAAACCATCAACACCATCACTGAGCGCCTTGAGTTCGCCTTCATGCTGAACTCCGCGATTCAGCGGAATGGTGAGCGCGTGACAGCCGAAGAAATCCGGTACATGGCCGGGGAATTGGAAGCCGCCTTGGGCGGTGTCTATTCCATCCTCAGCCAAGAATTCCAGCTTCCGCTAGTCAACCGCATCATGTTCTCGATGCAGCGCCGCAAGAAGCTCCCCGAACTGCCCAAGGGCACCGTTAGCCCCACCATTGTGACGGGTATGGAGGCCCTTGGACGTGGCAATGACCTGACCAAACTGGACCAGTTCATCTCCACCATCATGCAGATTCCTGATGCCGCCTCCCGGATCAACTGGGGCAACTACATGACCCGAAGGGCCACCGCCCTTGGGATCGACACAGACGGCCTGGTGAAGACCGATCAAGAGGTCCAGCAGGAACAACAACAGCAACAGATGCAGCAGGCAATGCAGTCGGGCGTAGCCCCGGCAGTGCAGGCCGCTGGTCGCATGATGGAGAAAGGCCAACCCGATGGCAGCCAAGCGCAAACCTAAAGAGCCCGAAGAGGGCGCAGTAACAGAGCCCCTTATCGAATACTTCGGTGAGGGCGCAGAGCAAGTTCAATTCAATATCAACCCCCAGGCCAAGCGATACCGAGTGTTCGCTAATGGCCGCGTTCTCGAAGACCTTTAATGGAAAGCATCGAAATCGTATCCCCAAACCCGTCTGCCCCCGAAGGGCATGATGAGGCAATGATTGCCGCCATCGACAAGGCCAATGCTGGCCCGGTAGGCGACAACATCACGACCCCTGCTGAAACCGTAGAGCGCCCCGAAGGCTTGCCCGAAGGCTTCGATTCCTGGGACCAACTGGCGAAAGCCTACGCCGACCTCAAGGCACCTGCCCCCGAGACTCCAGCAGCGACCGCAGAGCCCGAACCCTCTACGGCCACCCCGGATGAGGCGAGCAAGGCCCTGGAGTCGAAAGGCTTGGACCTGGATGAGTTCTCCCAGGAGTTCGACCGCACGGGCGCATTGAGTCCCGAAAGCTACGACCGCCTGGCAAAAGCGGGCTATCCGCGTGGCGTGGTCGACCAATATGTGGCGGGCCAGCAGGCTCTGGCAGACCAGCACATCTCCGCAATCAAGGGCGAAGCTGGCGGTGCCGATGAGTACGCAAGCCTGGTCACATGGGCCAAGGCCAATCTGGCACCGGCTCAAATCGAAGCCTTCAACACCGCAGTAAATGGCAGCTTGGAGCAAGCGAAGCTGGCCGTGAATGGCCTCAACGCGCAGTACCGCTCCGCCATTGGCAGCGAACCAAACCTCATTGGCGGTGGCAAAGCAGCCGCAGCCGATGTCTTCGAATCCACCTCCCAGGTGACTGAGGCGATGAGCGATAAGCGCTACCGCAGTGACCCGGCATACCGTGCCCGAGTCCAGGCCAAGCTCCTCCGTTCCAACGTCTTCTGACGCCTGGCCGCAATAAGACAAACAACAATGAGCGGCTTCACCGACGAACACTTCTCCATCAAGTGGATGGAGGAAGTGGATGGCGTGGACTACTGGGCATCTTCGCCTTTCCGCTACTGGATCGGTCCCGAAGGGACTGGCCGGTACGTGGATGTCCCCGCTGGCTTCATCACTGATGGAGCTTCTGTACCCCGTCCGTTCTGGTCACTGATCCCCCCATGGGGCACATACGGCCAGGCGGCAATCGTCCATGACTACCTGTGCGAGACCCTCACCGTCCAACTGGATGGCGTGCCTATTCGCATCACCCGAAAAGAATGCGACCGGATCTTGCTCCAGGCCATGACCGACCTTGGAGTCCCCCTGTGGAAGCGCTCCGTAATTTATGGGGCCGTGCGTGCTTACGCATTGGCCGCAAACGTGACCCAGCCGTCCGGCCTGGTCCACCTACCCAACCCACCCCAATAAAAGGAAACACCCCCATGAGCTTTCTGAAAACCGTAGCCGTAGACGCTGAGTCGTTCCTGGCAAAAGTCCTGGCAAACCTGGTCTCCGAAGTCGCCGCTGACGGCACTGTGACCAAGGCTGATGCAATCCAAGCGGTGGCATCTGCCGCTGTTTCGACCCTGGCGAGCGCCACTAGCGCCTCCAGCACTGCCGCTGCATCCGGTGCCGTTGTCGCTGACAACTGATCCACCCGGCTTGGCCCGTAGCCGTTAATACGGGCCGCCTCAGCACCTTGAGAAGCAACAGAAAAGTCCAGCCGCACTGCGCCCCTGCGCGGTGGCAACGCGGGCCTCGGGATTCCTCCCGGCTCGCTCCATCGACTTTTTCTCAAGGATTCACCCCCGCAATGTCTGATGCAAATGTTTCCCGCCTGGGCCAAGCAAACCTGAGCGGCGATGCCAAAGCGCTCTTCTTGAAAGTGTTCTCGGGCGAAGTCCTGACTGCCTTCCAGGAGTCGTGCGTCACCGCTGACAAGCACCTGGTCCGCACCATTACCAGCGGCAAGTCTGCCCAGTTCCCAATCCTGGGCAAAATCTCGGCCCAGTACCACACTCCGGGCTCTGAGATTGCTGGCCTGAGCGTTCCTGCGAACGAGCAAGTTATTACCATCGATGACTTGCTCATCTCGCACGCCTTCATCGCTTCCATCGACGAAGCCATGAACCACTACGATGTCCGTGGTCCGTACTCGACTGAGATGGGCCGCGCTCTGTCGTACACCTACGACAAGCACATCCTGCAACTGGGCGTCCTGGCTGCCCGCGCATCGGCCCCGGTCTCGACCGAAGCTGGTGGCGGTTCGGTAACTGACTCCGCGCTGCTGACCGATACCACTGGCGAAGCCCTGGTAGCTGCACTGTTCGCAGCCGCGCAGAAGCTGGATGAGAAATTCATCCCGGCTGATGAGCGTTACGCCTACCTGACCCCAGCGGCGTACTACATGCTGGCTCAGAACACCAAACTGATGAACTCTTTGTGGGGCGGCCAAGGCAGCTATGCCAAGGGCGAACTGCCACAAGTAGCGGGCATCAACCTGGTGAAAGCTGTCCACGCTCCGTTCGGTTCCAACATCGCCACCGTTGCGAATGGCGGCACCGCGCTGACCGCAGCCACTAGCGACAAGTACGCTGTAGATGCCACCAGCACCGCAGCCCTGGTCATGCACAAGGCCGCTGTGGGCACCGTCAAGCTGATGGACCTGGCGATGGAGTCGGACTACGACATCCGCCGTCAAGGCACCCTCATGGTCGCCAAGTACGCCATGGGCCACGGCATCCTCCGCCCAGCAGCTGCTGTAGAGCTGAAAACCGCCTAATCACCAACCTAGCCTCACTCAAGGACTTCCTTGTGTGGGGCTTTTTTTTCGTGCCTAGAAAATGAAGACACTCGCCCAAACGACCGAGCTAGATGCCGTAAACATCATGCTCAATACCATTGGCGAGTCGCCAGTCAACTCCCTGGATGATGGCCTTCCCGTAGCGGATGCCGCCATCGCCCGCTCAGTCCTCCGCGAAGTCACCATCGACGTGCAATCGCCTGGATGGCAGTTCAACACTGAGCGCAACTACAAGCTGACTCCGGCTCTCCTCACGAAGTACATCACCGTCCCCGGCAACTGCCTGGAGGTCACGCCTAGCGGCAAGAGCGCCACCCTGGACATCACTCTCCGGGGCATGCGCATTTACGACCGCCAGAACCACACGTATGAGTTCGGCTCCTCGATCACCGTGGACATGATCGTTCTCCTGGACTTCTCCGAACTTCCACAATCGGTGCGGCACTACATCACCGTCCGGGCCGCCCGAGTGTTCCAGCAGCGGAATGTGGGCTCCGATGTCCTCAACGGCTTCACCGAGAAGGACGAAACGCGGGCCCTGGTCGCCATTCGCAAGTACGACTCGGAGACCGGGGGCTACAACGTGCTGACCGGCAACTACTCCGTCATGCGGGTACTTGACCGATAGCCTATGTCCTTAATCTCATCCTCCATCCCGAACTTCGTTAACGGCGTCTCACAGCAACCATTCACCCTTCGTCTGTCCTCCCAACTGGACGCCCAAGAGAACGGCATCTCGACCGTCTCTGAGGGACTGATGAAGCGCCCCCCAACCACCCACCTGGCCCGAGTGACCGCCTCCCCATTGGAGTCGGCATTCGTCCACACCATCAACCGCGATGCCAGCGAGCGATACCAAGTGGCGATCACCAACGGCGGACTCCGTGTATTTGCCGTAGACGGCACTGAGCGCACGGTGTCTTTCCCGGATGGAACCGGCTACCTGGCCGCAAGCGACCCGGCAAGCGACTTCACCGCGATCACCGTGGCGGACTACACCTTCATCGTGAACAAGGCCATCACCGTGGCGAACCGTGCAGCCGTGAGTGCCACCCGTGGGCCCGAGGCTCTGATCAGTGTCATCCAGGGTAACTACGGGCGCACCTACGGGGTCATCCTCAACGGCGTGACCGTGGCTACATACGCGACCCCAGATGGGTCCGATGCCACGAAAACCTCCCTGGCCTCCACGGACTACATCGCCACGGAGCTGGTGGCGGGCATCCAAAGCGCGGGCTTCACATGCGTGCGTGCGGGCTCCTGTCTGTACATCACCAGCACCGCGGACTTCACCATCGACTGTTACGATGGTTTCAACAACAACGCCATGAAGGCGTACAAGAAGGTAGTCCAGTCGTTCTCCACGCTGCCTTCCAACTGCACCCAGGCCGGTGGCTGCCTGTTCGAAATTACCGGCGACCCTGGCGATTCTTCGGACGACTACTACGTCTACTACGATGTCGGTACTGACAGCACTGGCGTGTGGCGTGAGTGTGTCGGCCCTGGTGTGGCACTGGGCCTGGACGGCTCAACCATGCCGCACACGCTGGTCCGTAACGCGGACGGCACCTTCACCTTCCAGGCAGCCACCTGGACGGACAGAGTGGCAGGCGATGCGGACACCAACGAAGACCCGTCCTTTGTGGGACGGACAATCAACGATGTTGTCTTCTACCGGAACCGCCTGGGATTCCTTGCCGATGAGGCCGTGATCTTCTCGGAGTCGGGGAAATACTGGAACTTCTACCGCACCACTGTGACGGAGCTTCTGGACAGCGATCCTATCGACGTGTCCAGCACGTACACCAAAGTCGCGATCCTCAAGCACGCGGTGTCGTTCAACAAGCAACTCCTGCTGTTCTCCGATGAGGTCCAATTCCTGATCGACAACGGGGACACCCTCACGCCCAAAACCATCTCCATCAAGCCGTCCACGGAGTTCGTGTGCAACGCCTTGACCACTCCTCAATCCGTGGGCAAGAACGTGTACTTCGCCTCTGACCGGGAGAACTGGACGGCCATCCGGGAATACTTCACGGACACCAACGATGTCTCCAACGACTCCACGGACGTGGCTTCGCATGTTCCCCAGTACATCCCTTCGGGCGTGTTCAAGATTGCCTCATCCAGTTCTGAGGATATGTTGTGCGTCCTCACGACAGGGGACCGCCATTCCATCTACGTGTACAAGTTCTACTGGGACGGTGACACGAAGGTGCAAAGCTCCTGGAGCAAGTGGACCTTCCCGGACACCGATACCATCCTGAGCGCGGAGTTCCTGGATTCCGAAGTGTTCCTGGCGATCAACCGCGCCGATGGCTTGTACTTCGAAAAGCTCACTGTAGCCACGGACAGCCTGGGCACCAATGAGCCGTATCTGGTTCACCTGGACCGAAAGCAATACGTCACGAAAGACACCCTGAGTTACGCGGACGGCTACACCACCATCCCGCATTCGTGGGCTATGGATGACGGCACGTACATGGCCGTGACCGCCACCGGGCAGACCCTCAAGCCTGGAGTGGTCGCTGAAATTGTGTGGGATGGGACAACAGCGAAAGTGAAGGGGAATTACACCTCCTCGGACCTTATCGTCGGTCGGCGGTACGTGTTCAGCTTCCAGCTAAGCACCATCACCGTGAAGACCCAAAGCGCAGGCGGGGGCACCAAGAGCGACACCGAAGGCCGCCTCCAGCTTCGCAAGGCGTCCGTGAACTTCGCCAGCACCGGGTACTTCCAGGTGAAGGTGACGCCACGTTACCGGGACACTTACACCTATACCTACTCGGGCAAGGTACTGGGCACCCCAAGCGCCACATTAGGACAGGCAGAGCTAAGCACCGGCAAGTTCACGTTCCCCATCATGACGCAAAACACGGACGCCACCATCGTTATTCAGAACGACTCTCCGATGCCTTCGGCCTTCCTGAGCGCGGACTGGGAGGGCTTCTTTGTCAAACGCAGCCAGGCTGTCTGAGATCGCGTGGGTACTTGAGACGACACCGACACACTGCCATGAGCTGGCCGCCAACATGCGGGAGGAAGACCGGGACGAAATCTGGAAGTCCTCCCGCCTGCAACCCCTGGAAGCATTGCTCCTCGGGCAGATGGATTCCCTGCGCACTTGGACCTTCCTGGTTCATAGTCGTGTGGTCGCCATCTTCGGTGTGGCTCCGCTGACAGATATAGTCGGCGCTCCCTGGATGCTCGCTTCCCCTGAGCTTCCGCAAGCCCGCAAGACATTCCTGGCCCACTGCCGGGACTACATCAACCAAATGCACGAACTCCGTCCGGTCCTCATGAACCGGGCGTGGACGGGCAACCCTGTTCATCTCCTGCGGCTCCGCTGGCTGGGCTTTGAGTTCTGCGACCCGGAACCCTTCGGCCCCGATGGCGAAGCCTTCCAGGAATTCCAGAAGGTCCAATTCCCATGTGTACCATCGTAGCAGCAGCGTGGGCCGCAACGGCCATCGCAGCGGCTGGCACCACCGCGTCCGTGGTCCAGCAGAACCAGCAAGCGAAATCGACCGCAGCATATGAAGAGCAGCAGTCTGAGAACGACTTGAAGGCGTATCAGGACAACCAAGCGCAGACCGGGTATGCGAACGAGCAGGCCCGCCAGTCTGCCTCTCAGCAGGAATACCAGAACAACCTCAAGGCCCGAGCGGCTATGTCCACCGCGCGCGCCCAGGCGAGTGAAGCGGGCGTAGAGGGCAACTCTGTGGATGCGCTCCTGGCCGACCTCTCGGCTCAGCGCGACAACTACAACCAATCCGTAGAGCAGAACTACAGCACGACCGTAGCGAACAACAACACCCAGCTACAGAACAACTACTACGGCACCCAAAGCGCGCTCAACTCCCTCCGCTCTGTGGACTCCCCGAACTACCTGGAAGCGGCCAGCCGCCTCGGCTCCAGCGCTCTCGGGGCCTACAGCACCCAACTCCGGGCCAACTCCGGCTCAACCACCGTCACCCCTAATGGCTCATAAGGAGGCCCCATGCGTGGACAAGTGAACTATGGCCCTGGCGTCCAGGGCATAGAACAAGTAAACCCAATCGCCTTCCAGCCAGTCCGGGCGCACCTGGATGACACGGCTGGATTGAAGGCGAACCAATTGGCCCAGGCACTGGGCTCCTCAGCAATCCCCCAGGCGCTCCAGCAGTTCGGCTCCGCTGAGGACCAACAGGAGCGGCAGAAGGCCCAGGACACAGCCGACTCCATGACCGTGGGCGAGCTGGGCCAGAAGATCAAAGACGGCTCTATCCTGGCCTCCCAGTCCCCAGCCTTCCAGGGCACGCTCCAGCACATCTACGGTGAGAACCTGATGCAAGGCATGGAGCGGGACACCATGTCGAAAATCCAGACTGGCGAACTCCAGTTCACCGACCCGCAGCAGGTGGACGAATACCTCACGAAGAGCCGCAATGAGGCACTTGAGGGGCAGAACCAGTTTGCCGTGGCGGGCTTCGACAAGGGCTATAACGCCTTCCGCATGAACGTGTTCGACACGAACGCACGGACGATGAACGCCAAGGCCATCACCGAGGGCATCCAGCAGTCCAGCGACAACCTCATGAACGTGGTCGGGGATGTCACTGGGAACCAGTTCAACGGCACCACTGACCAAGCCGCCCAGGCCATCGCCAGTCGATTCAACCTTCTGTCGTCCACCTCGTTACTCCGGGACGATGCCCGCAAGACCACCTTGAACAACACGCTGGTCCAGATCGCGCAGACCGGGAACAAGTCCCTGGTGGATGCGCTCCTGGCTCAGAAGCTGTCATCCGGTGCCACTGTGGCGTCCACGCTGGGCGGCACCACCGCTGCCGAAGTGAGCCTCCACGCGCAGAGCATGGATGACCAGAACCAGCGCAAGCGTGTGGATGATGAGATTCGCCCGTTCCTGACCCAAGCGGATGCCGGTGAACTGGACCAGAAGGGCTTCAATGACTGGGCGCAGAAGAACGAACGGTGGGTCACAGCCAGCACCTGGAACGCTGTCATCAACCATAGCCAGTCCCAGTTGAATCAGCGGCAGAACAACATCAACCGCTTCCAGCTTCTGTCCACCGCCCAGCAGTCCATGGCGAACGCCCAGCAATCCACGCGGGTAGCCATCGACCAAGGCAACCTGGCGTACCTCCCGCCCCAGCAGGTGATGAGCCCCGAAGGCAAGATGAAGGCTTTCGAGACCGAGCAGTACGCCCAGCAGTACATGGCAAACCGTGTCCAGCAGGAGCAGATGCCGTTCGACAAGCAGGTGCAGTTCTACTCCACGAACAAGGTGGACAACCCGCAGTGGAAGAGCATTCTCCAATCGGGTCTCACCAACCTGGCGTCCCTCGGCTGGACCCCGGACGGGAAGCAGCAGGGCCAGCTTAACCAGCAGGGCCAAGGCGCAATCGATACCTTCAACCACATCAACGCGGTGAACCCCGCATACGCCCAGCAGCTTGCCGGTGGGGCATACCAGAAGCTCTCCGACATCCAGTTCCTGATGGAGAAGGGCGGATTCCCCGATGCCAACTCAGCGGCATCCCTGGTCTATCAGGGCGGCAACTCCGGTGTCACCGAGGCCGATATGGGGGCCATGAAGGCCAACGTAGCGAGCGCTGTGAATGACGTGGTGAACCCCGGCTTCCTATCTCGCTCTGTCCACTGGGCTGAGGGGCTTTGGGGCAATGACCAGACGAACCTCACGGCAGTCCAGGCGGACATCCGGCGAAGGTCGGAACTCCTCCTCAAGTCCGGTCAGGTGCCCGATGCGGCCAGCGCAGTGAAGGCCACCGTGCAGTACCTGCAAGACCCGAATGTCTCCACGAACATCAACAACACCCTGTACCTGAATAAAGACCTGCCTCAAGTCCCCAAGGGAGAAGACCGGGGGAAGTGGGTAGAGCGCTTCATTGACGAGGTGCCAGGGAAGGTCGCGGATGACCAAGACATCGGCAAGGGGAACATCCGCATGGAGCCCAATGACCGAGGCGGTTACACCATGTGGACCGGGGGAGTGCCCCTCACAGGCGTGAATCACCAAGTCCTCAACTACTCCCGCCAACAGGTGGAGAAGTGGATCGGCAACACCTACGCCGCAGACCTCAAGGCTAAGACAGCCGCAGCTAATGCAGAACATGCCGCCGAAGTGCAGCGTGCGCTGAATCCTATTGACCCGCAGTACCTCCAATAACAAAGGTAAGTAATGACTCAAATTTCTCTGGAAGATGCCCGGAAAATCACTGATTCGACCGAGCAACAATATGGCCTCCCTCAAGGGACGCTGTTCAAAATGAGCGGTGAGGAATCATCGTTCAACCTCGATGCCGAAAGCGGCAAGGGTGCCGAAGGTCCGTTCCAACTGATGCCCGCCACTCAAAAGGCATACGGCGTCACTGCCCCCCACGACTACACCCAGGCCGCTGATGCCGCTGGGCGCTACATGCGGGACAGCCTGGCTAAGTACAACGGCAACATGGATATGGCCCTGGCCGACTACAACGGCGGCCCTCGGGCTGCCAAGGCGCTGGCCGCAGGGAGTCCCTGGCCGGAAACACGGGACTACCTGAGCAAGTTCAACGGCACCACGCCCGCAGCAGGGCAGACCCCCTCGGGAAAGCCTGACCCCCTGTCCTCCGCTTTCACCTCCGGCGATTCGGTCAACCCGGATCAGAGCACTTCCGCCTCGGACCTGGTGCAGATGCAGGCCCAGCAGCGGGCAGAGAACGGGGGGCTCATCAACAACGTAGAGAATATCCCCCAAGCTCTGGCCCTGGGCTTCGCCTCGGACAACTCCGTGGTGAACTGGTGGCGGGACAGGGGCACCCAATCGACGGACTGGAATTTCTCCTGGGACAACGACAAGGCTGGCAAGTACCTGGAGGGCATTCCCGAGAAGAACTGGGACTACATCCTCCAGGCCACAAGTGACTCCGATGCTGACTTCCGGCGCTCCCGTATGCAGCAGTCCATGCAGGATGAGCAGAAGCTGTCTGAAATGGGAGTCGCAGGCTTCGGGGGCCGTTTAGTCGGCGGGCTGGTGGATTTGCCCACGCTCATCGGATTTGTCCCCGGTATGGGCGGCGAAGGCTTACTCACGGCTGGCTCACGGATTGCCAACGCAGTCCGCATGGGCGTGGTTGGGGCTGGGACCAACGTGGGCTATGACGCGCTGATGAACCGATACAACCCGCTCCGCACGGATGACGACTTGTACATCTCTGCTGCGATGGGCCTGGGCCTCGGGGCCATTGGCGGTAGCCTCGCTCACGTAGAGGGGCCGCTGGCTGAGGAAAACGCCCGCCTGGCCCAGTGGGGCCGCCAGGAGTCCGGCAAGGCGCAAATCAAGGAGCTTACCGATTCGGGCCTCATGCGCCCCGGTGAAGGCGCGCTGAGCCAGCCTGAGTTTCTCCGCAGGTTCGGCCAGGACGTGGACACGAAGAACACCCCTGGCAACGCCATTATCTGGCGGACTGAGGACGGAGGCTCCGCCCGCATCCACTCGCCGGGGGAGGAACCCAAGACCGTGGACTTGCCGCCCGAGGAGCCACGGGCACCAGAGGAACCACCGGCAGCGGGTGAGCCACGGGATGAGCCGCAGGAACCATCAGTGGGTACCCCTGGGCGCAAGCAGCCTTGGAGCGAAGAGTGGGACACCCCCCGCTACGAAGCCAGTGGCGGCCGGGATGACAACCTGATCCTCCCCAGTGGCGTCAACCGCGTGAGCCAGTTGGCCGATTACGTCCGGGCGTATTCAAAGAACCCCGAGACGGTCAAAGTGCTGAACCGTGTCCTCAAGGCTGTGGACCTCCGCAAGATGAACTTCAAGGTCATCGAAAAGGGCCAGAAGTTTGGCAATGCGGCGATGGACGCGGTGATTAAAACTGCTAAGGGCGCGGTTCTCACCCCGCACCAGTCCACCGGGGATGGCATTCAAATGTTCCTCCGGGGCCATTCCTACATGAGCCCCACCGGGCGTCTGTCGGACCTGTCTGGCCTGAATGAAGAAACCTTCGTGCATGAGCTGGTCCACGCAGCCACCGTGTACAAGATGCACGCCACCAGCGACCGCCTGATGTCCACGGACCCGCAGATCAGCAAGGCCACTACGGACCTCAGCACGCTGCACGGCTCGATGCTCAAGGCTGCGCAGAGTGAGTTCGGGGAACACTGGAAGAGCGCTCTGGAGGGCCGCCTGGGGATTAACCTGGACAACCCCAAGGAGATGATCGCCTACGGACTGACTAATGCCCGGTTCCAACAGTGGCTCAAGGGGAAGGCCCTTCCAGGCAAGCCCGATGCTTCCTTGTGGGACCGCTTTGTCGGGGGCCTACGAAAGTTGCTGGGAATCGGCAAAAACGAACACAACGCCTTGTCCCGTCTGGTGGAGCTGGCGAACCCACTTACCCGCCCAGGAGGCGTGTCCAGGACGGTGCGCAGCCCCGCATTGGAAGGCAGCGTGGATGCTCAGGCCGCTAAGGCTGCACACATCCCCGAAGCGTTCGGCTGGGGCCTCGGTCTGGAAAACAAGCTCGGCAAAGCTGACTCTCCAACCGCAGTCCGTGCGCTGGCCGCCAAGCTCTTCGGCACGTCCATTGGCTACAAGGACCATTCCGTGGTCGGGCCCAATGCCTGGGACGACACGACGAAGTGGGCAGAGGGCTGGGCCACGCAGATGAAGAAGACCTCGCTCCCGCAGTTCCAGAAGTGGTTCCAGGCCAACGGCTTCAAGTGGCACCAGAAGGCTGAGGCATTTGACCACTTCGGTAGCCTGGTGTCGGACTTCATCCGGGGCCGGGATGCTGACTTCCCTGATGAGGTAGTGCGTGCTGGTGAGGCCATCCGCAAGACCCTGGACCATGTGGCGGACTACATCAACAATCCGCTCAAGGATGAAGGGCGGATCAAGCTGGGCCTGACTGAAACGGAAATCCGTGACTCCGACACGGGCGCTACCTCCGTGGTCGGCACCCTGGAAAAGAACCCGAACTACCTCCCGCGAAAGCATGACGTGAACAAGTGGAACTCCATGGTCAACACCTGGGGCCACGAAGCTGTCACCGGCTGGTGGGCTAGGGCGTATCAGGGAGCCCGTGAGGGCATCTCGGATGAGGCCGCCAACCGCTGGGCGAAGTGGTACGTTCGGACTATCGAAGAGGCCCATGCGAACCGCACGCAGGACGCGATGGGTTCCATGATGATGGGCACCGACCGGGAAGCCTTGAAGCACTCGCTGATGCTCAATGGCGGTTACTCCGAAGAGGAGGCCGTCCGGGTCATGGACGATATGCTGCCCACGAAGGGGACTGATGCGGGGCGTACTGCCTCAAGCCTCAAGAACCGGAACTCCGTGAACGAGCTGCACACCGAGACCTGGACAGGTGCCGATGGGACGAAGAGCGCTGTTTCTCTCAACGACTTCATCCACACCAACGCCTTCGAAGTAGTGGAGCCGTACCTGCGCCGTATGGCAGGGAGCGTAGCCCTTGCAAAGCACCTGGACGTGTACAAGGGGCAGGACATCGAAAAGGCCATCATGGCCGCCACGGAGAACAAGTTCGGGGAAGGGATGCGCCCAGGCGCGAACGTGGCCGGTATGCGAAAGGACTTGAAGTTCGCCTTCGATCGCATCCAGGGCCTCCCGATGGAGGAGTTCTCCATGCTCAACAAGAGCCTGGAAATGTGGCGTAACTTCAACGTCATCCGCCTCATGGGCGGGGCGGTATGGAACCAAGTCTCCGAGCTGTCGCAGATCACTGGGTCCATGGGATGGAAGGCCACGCTCCAGGCCGTGCCCACTCTCCGAGCACTGCGCCGTGACATCGCCACCGGCAAAGCCCCGGATGACCTCCTGGACCACCTGGAGAACACAATCGGAGGTGCCGGGGCTGACTACGTGGCCCGCCTGAATTTCAGCGCCAAGGACGATTGGGTTCGCCATAACGGTGACACCGCGTTCAACCGCAAGCTGGATGCCGTGGACAACGGGCTACGCAAGGTCGCCAAAGGCGTCCTGGACTACACCGGCATGACACCGCTCATGATCCAGCAGAAGCGCATCCATGCTATCGCCCTGGTGAATCACTGGGTCAATCACGCCAATGGTGCGGCGTCCAAGCTCCTCACCGATGACCGACTGGCCTGGATGGGGATGAGCAGAGACCAAGCGAACGGCGTTCTGGCGGACCTCAAGAAATACAGCACTCCCCGGAATGGTGCCTTCGGGCCTTCCCATAAGCTGGACTTCGGGGCCTGGGTTAAGGACTCCCCTGAGAACTACTCCAGGTTCATGACTGCGATGCACCGTGAGTCTCGCCGTGTCATCCAGGAGAACGACCTTAGCTCCATGATTCCACTCATGGGGACCACACTAGGAAAAGCCATGTTCCAGTTCATGGCCTTCACCATGCACGGCTGGAACAAGTCCATGCTATTCGCCGCGAACCACCGGGACTGGGCCACGTTGTCCACTGTCCTGCACGGGGGATTCCTGGCGAGCCTGACCTACATGGGCCGAACCATGCTGGATTCCATGGGGATGAATGAGGAGAACCGCCAGAAGTTCCTGGACCAGCGTATGGCCCCCGGTCAGATTGTGGCCAACAGCTTCGGCAAAATTTCTCAGGCTTCTCTTCTGCCAAACCTCTATGACACGGTGTCTCCGTACCCGCTGTTCTCGGGGATGCGGACCACCAGCGACCTGTCCAGCTTTGTCTCCAACCCAACCTATCAGGCCATCAACGGCCTCATCTCCATGAAGAAGCTCGTCAAGAACGGGCTCTCTGATGACTCCCAAACGTCCGCTTCGGACATCAAGAACTGGGCTCGCCTCCTGCCGCTGAACAACGTAGCGCCCGTTAGCACCATGTTGAACATGATCGCCAACGACTACCCAACCGGCTCGAAGCAGCACTGACACAACCACCTCTACGGGAACCCCGGCTTCGGCTGGGGTTTTCTTTTTTGGAACCCTCTATTTGGCTTACACACCCTACAGCTACGTCCAGTTGAAAGCGGACGGAGCAACCACAAACTTTCCCTTCAACTTCCCATACCTGGACACGGCCCACATCCAGGTGTCCGTAGATACAGTGGTCACGGCCTTCACATGGGTAGATTCGTACACCATCAAGATCGCCTCCGCGCCTGTCGCTGGTAGCGTGGTCGAGATTCGCCGGATCACTCCCAAGGATTCCGCCATTGTTTCTTTCCAGGATGGCTCCACGCTCCTGGAAGCCGACCTGGACCTGATGGTCACGTACAACCTGTACTGCGCCCAGGAGGCGTATGACGGCACCCAGGCCAGCATCCACCTGACCGCTGATGGTGTATGGGATGGGCAAGGCGTCCGCGCCACTGACTTCGCAGACCCTGTAGATGAGCAAGACCTGATGACGCTCAACTACATGAACGTCAACTTCAAGAACACCATGCTCGCGATTGAGCAGGACTCCATCGACAAGACCACGGCTATCCGTACAGCCGCCAACAGTGACCTGGAGGCGATTCACACGACTGCTGTGAACGACCTCAACACCATCACTCAGGCCGCAGAAGCCGCAACCTCAGCTTCCCAAACGGCTGCCAAAACGAGCGAAACCAATGCCGCGAATTCGGCAGCCGCAGCTTCGGCATCGGAGACAGCCTGTGCCGCCTCTCAGACCGCTGCGAAAACCAGCGAGACCAATGCCGCAACGTCTGAGCAGCAGGCAGCCGGTTACGCTGCGAGCTTGAAGCTGCCTGCCGCAACGGGGGAGGCGCTCCAGGCTCTTCGGCAGAACTCCACGGAAACAGGGCTGGAATACTTCCCGTCCCACCTGGCGCATGGCCTGGGGGCCGTTGTGGACTTCCGAAGCACCACCATGGCGGCTGCAACCCCAGCGGACTTGTACGGCACAGGCACCCAGGTGGGGTTCATCTCCGGGGGGCCAGCAGGGTTAGCTATCCCAGGTCTAGGCGACCCTACCTACGGCGTCCTAGTGAATCATGCGCAGTGGAAGGACTCATCGGCGCTGACCGCCATCTGCCAGGAGTTCTCCTCAGGCACTGAGCGCTTCTTCCGTTACGCCACGGCAGCAACTACCTGGTCCGGCTGGCTCACGGTGTACAACAGCGCTCACTTTGCTATCGCTGACTACCTCAAGGCAGGAGAGACGCACGACACAACGGGGATGCGCTTTGCATCAGGCAACCCGCCCGCCATCGCCAATATCACCTCTAGTGGTGCAGCCAACGCACTCACCATTGGTAACGGCTCTAACGACTATGCGTCCGCCGTCATGGCCTTCATTCGCGAGGGGCAGTACGCCTGCTACCTGGGAATCGACACGGACAACGTGTTCAAGGTGGGAGGCTGGTCCATGGGAGACGTGTCCTACCCAATCATCCATGCGGGCAACTTAGGGGCGTATACCGGCCAGCTCGCAGTGGGCGCAGTCGGCACCTACGCCTTCATGTGGGCGAACGGCAACTACGCCCCAGGCACACTCCTGGCTGGCTCTGCCATCTACTACGGCTCCTACAACTACCAATCTTCCGTCACGGCATCCGGCACCTGGATGGTGTGCGGATACCTTTCCTCCGGCTACAAGGCCACTGTTATGTTGCGAGTAGCGTAATGACTGATACCAGCACCACCAGCACCACTCCAGCGGTGTACACCACGGCTTCGGGCCCGGCCTATGCCAACGCTGACAAAACCGCCGTGACCCTCATTGTCACCTTCACGGGGATTGGTGAGGCCCCATTCACGGCCAGCCAGGATGACACTCACGACTACGGGCGCGAGCTATTCACACGCGCAGTAGCAGGCGACTTCGGGACCGTAGGGGACTTTGTGGTCTCCAGCTCCACCACACGGATGGAGTTCGTTCTGAGCCGCGCCGATGCCGTTGCTGCCATCACAGTAACCACCACCGCAGGTAATACCTTCAACGGCGATGAGGCCAGCCAGAACCGCATGGCTCGCTCCATTGTTGCCCTGGGCGACACCGACACCATCACTTGGGTACTTGCGAACAACAGCACCATCCAGGCCACCAAGGCCGAACTCCAGGAGGCGCTCAGGCTCTCCGGGGAAGCCCAGACGGCCCTATGGGTCCAGACCACCACAACCTCTTAATTGATTCGCCCTCGGGAGACCGGGGGCCACCACTTGGAAAACTGCAATGAGCGAAACAATCGACCGTCGCGTGACCCGTCTTGAGGTCCGCGTGGAGGCGCAAGAAAAAGAACTGGGCGTGGTCCAGAAGATGACCGAAGCCTTGAATGAGGCCCTGACCAACATCCAGGACAACCTCACTCAAATCAAATGGCTCGCCTTGGGCGTAGCTATCACCATGGCCGTGAACTACCTCGGCTTTCCCAAAGCACTCGAAATGGTAGTCCACCATGTCCTCGGATAGAGCAACCGAAAAGGAACTTGCAGTAGTCCACAACGAGTTCGCCGTGTGGTGTCTAGAAATCATGCGTGGCGTCCCCGTGACCATCGACGGCGAAGGGGTGATGGAGGAGGGAAAGCTGGTGCGTTCGCCACCTGCACCGGCCTATCTCAACGTCATCCGCCAGTTTCTGAAAGACAACAAGATTGAATCCCTGGCCCCGAAGGGAACCACAATGGGAGACCTTAGCGACCTCCCAGTGTTTGACGATGACAATGTAGTTACGTTGTCACGCTAGCTTCTCATATTCAGCTTTGAGTGCTTCGCTTAACTCGCGATAAAAAGTATCGCGTATTTGGACTCTCTCTTCTGATTCGCCAGGAAAAGCCCCCGTTTCCGCCATCCTAATCAGAGCTTCTATATCTATGCTTTCAGTGTCATCAAAGGGGAATTCAGATTCTTCACAGTGCTTGTAAAGCCAGCCAAGTTTTGACTCTGCGAGGGCGTATAGATGGTCTGATTTAAATTCATCGCTAACAGCAGTGAGGCTCAATATGTAGCCAGCGCTCAGTCTTCTATCCATATCATTTGAGTAGTCTGCTGGGGTGAGTGCGAATCTTCCAGATATGTGTTCCAGGATTGATATGCAGTACAGAAGGACGTAAGGCAATCTGCTGTAAAGGTAGGACCACTGGCTAACCGTATCTCGATAAGAAGAGAAAATGAAATTCGCTTGATAGGGTTTGGTTACGATTGCTGTTTTTGTTGTAAACAAGTGCGTGGCTTTGTTGCAAAAGCCGTCAAAGCTATCAGAGTTGCTTTTATCGTATCTCAACTGGGTAAGGAAATCCGCATTGAATGCATCGGCCTTACCCACCTTGTCGAGTACTCTCTGGATTCTCGCCCTGTGCCCATCAAGGCCACCATTCTTACCGTGGTCGAGCTTCGGCGGGGAATATGAGAATTTTTCAGCAAATGAGTCGCGGTCATCAACAATTGCTTCTAGAACAAATAAATTATCCTGCAACGGTTTGCGCAGTAGTGTGTAGGCTACGGCGAGCTTCCCTTTGCGTGAAGCTTCTAGTGCTTCAAATACATAATGAAGCATGTCGGAAAGGATGGCTGGGAACATTCTGCTTATGAGTAGGTCTGGGATTTTTGACTTGTCTGCAATGCTGTCTAGCCAAGTTGAAATGTCTTCTACCGGGACTTCGTGCGCTCGGAGGTATTCATTGTCAATCGGGATGTCAAATATTCTTTGCTCCATGCCCGACTTTAGCATTTGTACAGCGATGTCGTGTGCGGTGAAACAAGCTTCATAGCTAGAGTGAAATGCGGGCGGGAGTTGAGTGTTTTGTTCCTTTAAGCGAGCGTTCATTTCATCCCTGCTATGTAGTTGATGGGCGTAAGCTCAGATTTTATTTCTAACCAATCCATAAAACAATAACAGGTGCCCCCCAGGCGCGTCCTGGGCTGCCTTACGGTTTTGCCTTGGCTCGTTCCTGCGTGGGCCCAAGGAGTTTCTTTGCCGTATGGCTGACCGCGTTAAAGTCCATCCCGCCCAGGAGGATTTTCGAAAGTTTATCTACTTGGTGTGGAAACACCTCAACCTCCCTGAACCCACCCCCGTCCAATACGACATCGCCCGATACCTACAACATGGTCCCCGGCGATGCGTCATTGAAGCCTTCCGAGGAGTGGGCAAGTCATGGGTCACAGCCGCGTTCGTGTGCTGGCTCCTGTGGCGAAATCCCCAACTCCGCATCCTGGTAGTGTCCGCCTCCAGCGCACGCGCCGATGCCTTCTCCACCTTCGTCAAACGCCTCATCCACGAAATGCCTTTGCTCCAGCACCTCAAGCCGGGGCCGGATCAGATCGACAAGATGGTAGCGTTTGAGGTTGCCCCCGCGCTGCCTGACCAGTCCCCCTCGGTTAAATCCGTGGGCATCATGGGCCAGATCACTGGTTCCCGTGCTGACATCATCATTGCGGACGACATCGAAATCCCGAACAACTCTGCCACGCAGATGATGCGGGACAAGCTGTCCGAGGCCGTAAAGGAATTCGATGCGATCCTCAAGCCGCTCCAGTCGGCACGCATCATTTACCTGGGCACGCCTCAGTGCGAGATGTCCTTGTACAACCGGCTCCCCGAGCGCGGCTATGAGATCCGTGTGTGGCCCGCGCTGTATCCGACACTCCAGAAGGTGCCGCACTACAAAGGCAGCCTGGCCCCATTCATCACGCAAGCGATGGAAGCGGACCCAACACTATCGGGCAAGCCAACGGACCCACGAAGGTTCGATGAGAAAGACCTGATGGAGCGTATGGCCTCCTACGGCCGCGCTGGCTTCGCCCTCCAGTTCATGCTGGACACCAGCCTCAGTGACGGTGATAAGTTCCCTCTCAAGGTCCAAGACCTGATGGTGATGAACCTCAACCCGATCATGGCCCACGTCAAGTTGGCCTGGGCTGCATCGCCTGAACTCTGCATCAACGATATGCCCACCGTTGCGCTCACCGGGGACCGCTTCTACCGGCCTATGTGGCACGCCAGCGAGATGAGCGAGTACACCGGATGCGTGATGGCTATTGACCCCTCGGGCCGTGGTCAAGACGAAACCGGCTATGCCGTGGTGAAAGTCCTCATGGGCAACCTGTTCCTGGTGGCCGCTGGGGGCCTCCGTGGTGGCTACTCCGATGAAACACTGGAGACGCTCGCCAAGATCGCCAAGGCTCATCAAGCAAACCACATCATCATCGAAGCCAACTTCGGTGACGGCATGTACACCAAGCTCTTCCAGCCGATCCTGCAGAAGCATCACCGCTGCCTGGTCGAAGAGGTGAAGCACTCGCAGCAGAAAGAGCAGCGCATCATCGACACCCTGGAACCCGTCCTCACGCAGCACCGGCTCATCGTGGACCAGAAGCTGATTGAGCGGGACTTTGAGTCGGCCCAGGCTGACATCAAGTACAGCTTGTTCTACCAGCTCACGCGCCTCACACGCGACCGTGGGGCCTTGTCTCATGATGACCGGCTCGATGCCCTGGCGATGGCCGTGGCGTACTGGGTAGACCACATGGCTCGGGACAACGACAAGGCTGTCCAGGAGATGCGGACCAAGAACATGTACGCCGAATTGAAGAAATTCATGGGCCACGTACTGGGCCGCGCTCAGCGCAACAAAGGCTGGATGGGAGGCAACGCCGGAGCCCGGTAGCCACAGATGCCAGCAAAGAGCCATAATCCGCCATTCTCAAGGAGGAAAATGATGCGATTACTCATTGGCTCAGCATTCCTGATGGTCGTTCTTTCGGGATGCTCGGATGGCGGCGACCCTACTATCAACGCTGCTAAGCCTCAGATTGCCGCTCAGTTCCGCGACCCCGATGCCGTTCAATTCAAAGACCTTAAGATCAAAGGGACTGAGCCGCATCGGTATATCTGCGGTTCCGCAAACGGAAAGAACGGCTTCGGAGCCTATGTTGGGTTCACGCGGTTCACCGCTGACATCGCTGGGACCGGAAAGGAGGTCTCCGTCACCTGGGTGGAGACTGAGGCCGAAGCGGCGAAGCGTGTGCAAGATGCGCCTGGCGAACGTGGTCGGCAGATAATGGGCTCCATCGTGGCTGAGCGCTTGTCTTGTAAGTAGGCACGTTCCCTGCACGTTCGCCGCCAAGTCCCCGAGGGACCACAATAGGATGACGGAGACGTTCATCCGGGGGCTACATCACGGCTTACGTGGTGCCGGACACTGTTCGGACTGCAGGGAAACCTCAGTGTGTCCGTCATGGCTTGACTGCTGATGATGACCATTGGGAACCTTACCTTTCCACTCTCTTTATGGGGGGTAGGGGGGCTAACTGAGGTTTCCTAATGGTCTATCATGGAGATGCAGTCACTGATTCATCTCTAGTGGTCCTTAATAGAAGAACATCACCATCACCTTCCTTTATGAGCAGAAGGCAGATGGATCGCATCGGCCCTCAAGGTCATCAGCAAGGCCTCAGCGCCACTGCCTACGTTGTTCAGTGGATTCTGTTGGCACCAGCGCTGTATCCAGAGGGTCCAATCGTCGGGGCCAGTCTTTTTGGTCACATCATCGTTGCCGTCCTTCACATTGTTGTAGGCCGTGAAGTAACCACTCAGCCATATCCCTACACCGTCCTGGATGATGTTGTCGTTAGCCGCACGGACAAATTCCCCGCACCCCATCGTGCCAATACCCAGTTGCCTAAACCGGCCGTTCACTGCGGCCTGGGCATCTGCGGCCCCTACACATAAAAGCAAAGCCAGCGCTACAAATTTCAATTGCGTCCCTCTGAGTGGTTCCTAAAAGCCACCATAGTACCAGCGAGCGGAGCCAAATGATTTTGCTGCAAAAATTTGAGAGCTCACCTCGAAATTGATAGGCCGCGACTACCCCCCGGTGCCCCCAGCGAGCGGTCAGAATCCACCCTCAGGAAACCTCCGGGCAGGCCCCAAGTGGCCCAGCGGCAGCCCAGTGTGTCCCGGAATGTGTCCCGCATGGCCGGAAACCCCAGTAAACACAGGGCCTGTCACCAGATTAAGAATCCCGCGCTCCACCTTCTCAGCCTCACAGGCGGCCACCACCGGCCCTTTGTGGGGCTTTTTTGGGCCCTCAGCGGCAAATCCTGAGCGTGTGGACGTTCGGCTATCTGTTTTTTGCGTAGAGCTAAGCGGTGGGACTACATGCGGGAGGACGAGATTCGCAGAAACCGACTATCTAAGTGGGAGGGACGACGAGGATGGATTAAGGCGCAGGATCTTGGTTGGCTGGGCCTGAGATCAGTTATCCCAGCCATGACCAAGAAAAACTTGATGGCCTTACTGGCCTCAAGCCACGGATCGTTTGCTAACGTGGCTGTCCGCTGCTAAACGCCGTGCACGTCCCACGCCCCAAGCCAATGCTCTGGTCATGGATTCACCTGGACGGGAATCGAAAGCTTCTTCATGAAGGGCCATGCCGGTGCTTGCGTACACACCGATGAACATCTGCGTATTGCCCGTTCTTGACAGCCGCACCTGCACATCAATTGTCGTGCCGTTGTCCAAAGCTTCGTCATGAGTCCGATGGTGTAGCGTAGGGTCAGCCCAGTTCCAAAATACGTCACCCCGTATGCGCATGTCGGTCTCCTACGGCGCAATCTTATATGTCCTGTCCACCATAGCGCAGGAGGATATCTGCGCAACGATTTTTCGTGCTGCTCGGAAGGAAAGCGACAAGCGGATTAATTCTTGTACAGGAATTGAAATGTGTACAGGTTTTTCTCCTGCTAGTAATTCGATCACGGCTCACATATTCAACTTACAATCGCTTTTTTTATGTTAATGCAGGTGATGGAAATCGGCGTTGTTACTGCTTGGCGGTATTATTAATTTTTCAAGTTCTTCCTTGAGGGCAGCGAGACGGATTTCCAGATGGGCAATACTATTGGCTATTGACTGGATAAGCTCATGCTCGGTTGGGTCATTCCTATCATCGCTAGCAGGAGTGCTGGAGGTGAAAAATTCCTGGCTATTAGTTTTGCTGGTGGTTGAAGGTGTGTTGAGCCACAACTTCATCGCCTGGTATGAGGGGCGCCCCTTGGTCTTGCAGAAATTACTTAGGGGGACACCAGAATTTAAATACTCATCAATAAGCTTTTTGCGTTCTTCGTGATTGTACCGCTTCGCTTGTTTAGCGGCAGTCAGCTTGCTAGCCATTTTCAAATCTCCATTCAACGCACCAGGGCGGCAGGCCTCTGGGGCTGGATCGCTGGGCCTTGATGCTTTGTGGTGCTGCTGGCTAAACAATCCAGTGGAGAAGGATTGTCGCCAGGCCGACTCCAATCAGCGACCCTACAAAAATTAAAAGTAATTCTAGGGGTGGCGTAGGATTGCCCATATCAATTGCGCCTCCGAAAACTCATAGGCCATGCAAATGAATAAAAGGGCAGTGGCAATTGCAATAGCGCCATAATATATGTCGATCTTGTCCGTGGATGGGTTCATGGCACTAGGTCCCTTAAGTTTTTATTATTCCGTCCGCATTACAGGAAACAACTCGGAAGGATTGCGCGAATTATTTATCATCTTCTCGCATTCTTCTATGGCTTTCGCTCGGTTAGGGAAACCCCGCTTTAATCTTATTTTTTCTTGATTGTCATAAATGTCGAATCCCCCGGAGCTTGTAGCGGCGTAAAAACGATTTCCGATTTGAAAGGATTCATTCTCGATAGGTACTGCTGGAACGATAACGAATCTTGGTTGCATTTTGCCATCTCCCCATCTTCAAGAGCTAAGTAATAGTCAGGCTAATGTCTGCACGCAAGGATATTCGCAACAAATTTCCAAGGAACCTTTATGCTTATTGTTTTGACTAATCACTCTAAATTTTTCTGGCTCGACGGCGGGAATGGGCCGTGACGAAGATGAAGTGTGCCTCGATTTCGGAGCCTTGAGCGAGTCGAGCTCGTCAGGGTCCGTCCTGGCGGGCTTTGCAGCCACCGCAGGGTGCCGGCGAAAATTTCTACGGGTAAGAGATGAAGCTTTCTTTAAATGACCAGCCTTAACCCGCTAGTGGCTACACCATGTCGGAGAGGTCCTGGTATCCAGACAGCTTCCAACAGCACCGAACTGCCCCGCATCGTTCCGTTTACCACCGCGCAGCCCCCAAGCCGAATTTAGATCGCTAGGAACGGCCTGTATGAATTTACAGTGTGACAGTATCGCGGAGGTTTCACGAAGCGTAGACTCCCCGGATTTTTCAATTTTGTAGGTGATAAGGTCTCTCAAGGGAGAATTCGTTAGCACGGCAAATGTCACTTGAACAATACCTTTCCATTTGTGACAATTATCCGCCACTGGCTCACCAAAAGGATCCAAAGGCGTGTTTTTGACATTGTTCGGATGGGAATTCTTCCTCGAAACATATTCGCGTTCGGGAATATTCCTTGACTATTACTTTTCCATCTGTGAGAATCATATCTGGCTCCTGGGCCTTCACTTGGTTTTCAACAAGGTGGTAGTTAAGAAACATGGACAGCGCACAGATCACAAGCCTGGTCACGGCACTTGAGAAGTTCCACGACCTTGACCCCAAAATGCCCATCCGGCAAGTCATCTATTTGCTCACTCTCGCCCAGCAGAAGGAGCCTGTAGGTATCTCGGAAATGGCCGACTTGGTTGGGGTAGGTGTAGCTGTCGCATCCCGCTACGCTGCGAGCTACGGGCGTGGTGGGCGCACTGACGCTGGTTTGGGCTTCCTGGTAGCTAAGGAAGACCCCAACGATTGGCGTAAAAAGCAACTGGTGTTCACTGACACCGGGCGCAAATTCATCGAAAACTTGTTCGAATCAGAGGACAAAAATGCCCATATACAGGAAGGGAAATAGGTATCTAGTCTCGCTTGGGTCACGTAACGACCGCTACCGACAAACGTTCGCCACAGAGGAAGAGGCGAAGGCCGATGAGGCCAGAGAGCTCGCAAGGAGGGCCACGCTACCCAAGGCGGTACGTGGCGAAGGCACCGGCACCATCTCCCCGCTGAAATCCCGCAAGACCCTTCAAGAAGCCTACGACCTGACATTCCGCCTGGAGTGGAAGGGTGGCAAGTCTGAAAAAACTATGACACTCAATGGCGGCAACGTGCTGAAAGTACTAGGGGCCGATACGCTGCTGAGCGACATCACGACCGAGACCATTACTGAAATGGTCCTGGAGTTTGAAGATCTGGGCAACTCAGGTTCGACTGTGAACCGCAAGCTCTCGCTTCTTTCTATGGTCCTCAAGACCGCCGTGAACCACAACTGGCTTCTCAGTGTGCCGCGTATGATCCGCCGTAAAGAAGGCAAGCACCGTATCCGCTGGATGAACACGGAGGAGGAGGGCAGCGTCCTTAAGGCGTGCCAGCACCTGGGGCTCAATTGTCTTCATGACTTCATCATTGTGGCGGTCGACACCGGGTTCCGCCGCGCTGAACTCCTCGGGCTCAGTGCTCCTGACTTCCAGGAAGGAATGATTCACCTGTACGCCGGACAGACCAAGAATGGAGATGCCCGTGCCATCCCGGCTACCAGTCGCGTGGCGCGCATCCTGCACCGCAGGCGGATGAACCTGACTACATTTGAAGGGCTCACCGTTTCGTCTCTGCGTCACCAGTGGGCCACTCTGCGCGCGTACATGGGCATGGAAGAAGACCCGCAGTTCATCGTTCACATGCTTCGCCACACCTGCGCTTCGCGCCTGGTACAGCGTGGCGTCCCATTGGCTTCTGTCCAGCATTGGATGGGCCACAAGAACATCAACACGACTCTCCGGTACGCGCATCTGGCACCGGAAAATCTGATGCAGGCGCGCAATGCGCTAGAGGCAGCACCGGCACAGCCGACCGCTTTTGAGTCGGTAGAGCGCGACACGTTCTTCAACTATGGTGAGGCTACAACGGCCTAG